AGCGGACCAGGAAGTCAGGCCATTATGTCTGGCGTTCCTGCATTTGTGGGTCCTGATAGTATTGCTGCACCTGTAGCAAACTTAGACTTGTCGCAAATAGAAAATCCCAATAAGCCCAATCGAGATCAATGGCTTATTGAGATTTCTCATAGTGAATGGACTGTAGATGAAATAGCAGCAGGATTACCTATTGCCAGACTTCTTAGCAAACCCAACTGATTCACGTTCAATATCGTTGTGATCAAACTCTGCCCAGTACAACTCAAATGCTACTGTATCTTCAACTGCTTCAAACTGATGAAATTCGCCTGGACTAACCTTTGTAAATTGTCCTGCTGTTAAGACTGTTTCGTCTACTAGATCATAGTTATTTTTCCACACACGAATAATCAGTTTGCCAGATTCAACAAAGAATCCATTCCACTTGTACTTGTGCTTATGTTTACTACAAGTGCCGCCGGCTTTGGCTTCAATCCGATGAAACTCTAACACACCGTTTGCTTCTAACAGTTCTGTTTGTCCCCATATTTTTCCAGCGATCATATAATTGTATCCTTTAGTGATTTTGAAAGGTCATTAGACTTTTATCTAACCACGGCAATATTAAATCTCTTTGTCTAAGAAATCCGTGTTTCTGTATTGAGTCGTTTGCTGACTCAGGTAATAGATTGAGTTCAGATAAATCATACCAACTAGTTGTTTTTGGATTTAGAGGGCGGTGCTCACTTTTATATACCACAACATGTAACCACGGATCTATCATTGATTTAAGATAAAACCCGTTTTTACAATCAAACCCCGAAACTGCTAGTGCGTGTATCAATGATACTAGTGTCCAATTATAGTAGCAAAAATCTCTCTGATCGTATGCTTGTGTATTAAATTCTATATTAGTAGTCTGCGGTACAATTATAACTAGCATACCGTCAGTGCTGATAATATCCCACCATTTAGCTAAGGTTCCCAACGGATCAGTTACATATTGAAAAGAATTGTGAGACCAAGCAACATCGTAAGTGTGCTTATGCATACTAATTGGCAATTCAAAATCTTGATTAAGATATTGTATATTAGGATAACGATGTGCCATTGGTAATGTTGGATTAAGATCGACACCAAGGCATTTGATATTTAACGGAGTACGAGAATCATCTCGCGTTGTTCTTGTAGCCCACCACTCTAAATCAAGTCCGCTTCCGCACCCTAAATCAATTAAAGTACCGATACTTTCCATAAAATCATCATATTCGTACAGCATATTCAAGGTATTCAAACTATGAGAATGGCTATCTTTGTTCTCTAAGAATTGTGCGTTCATACTTGCACATCCTCCATACCAGCTGCCCTAAGTCGTACAATATGACCCAGCATAAAATTCTTACTTTCAAGACCCTTTAAGATACCTAAGTAACTATTTCGTAATAAAGCCACTTCATTGATCAATGTTTCGTGATCAATTACTTCGTCCTCTCCGTCGACATATTTTTCAGCATCTCTACTAGTTAATGCACGGGCATATGTTTCAAGGTATTTTTGGAAATGTGTCCGCCGGGTCTTTCTAAGTCGGATGTTTAGAAAATTTAATACTGCTTCAATTTCTTGCAACTGATTAAATCGATGCTCAGTAATACCAGGTAATTCTTTTATATTAATTTCAACATAACCACCAATCCGACATTCTTTTTTTGCCGTCGCAAGTTCTTTTTCGTAGTGAGAAATAAAATCAGGAAGACGACTCAGGTCGGATACTACTCGATTATACCACATAGTTAGCAATCGTCGTCGTAGTTGTCATCTTCCTCAAAATCGTCATCGTCGTCAATTTCTTCTTCGTCATCGTGATCGTCGAGATATCCTTGTAATGCTTTCTTGACTTCAGCATCGCCTCTAAATGAGTTGCGGATGTCATCGGCATCAAAATTACTATCTACAAGTAAATTGATCAGGGCATCGGCTGCTTCTGTCCTATCCAACGGTCCGATGTAGCGTTTAAGTTCTTCCCATACTGCTTGTGCTAAATCTACTGACATTTATTCCTCTCCTTCTTCAACTACGTCGGGTGTACTTACCGCTTCAGTCTGCTTGACAAAATCTTGCATGACTGTATCCAAACAGCCGCCTTCATTGCTTTCCCATGCTTTACGAAACTGCTTAATAACTTCTCCGTCGGGTGTAGTGAACGCAAGTCTATTTCCGTCTTTCTTTAATAGTCCACGCTTTTCGGCCAAATCTACTAAGCCGCTATAGGGATTCATGCCTGTTTCATAAGGAATCTTGACCTGAACGCCTTCAAAAGGTTTAGCATAGCGTGTCTTCATTACTTTGCAAGCGGCTCGGATACCCATAACATCAGAGATCTTGTTGCCATCCTCATCTTCTTTCAGCTTTAGCTTCTTCATAGCAACAACAATGCTTGATGCATAAATGAAGCCTTGACCACCCGAGATTTTGTCATCTGGATCAAACATATCCTGACTTGCGTATGTGTGGTTGGTACAGACCATGCCTACATTATAGTTACCAAACATGTTTACACAGTTACGAACAAGTGCGGTTAGTGCTTTAGGCTTCCGTCCGAGATCACCTTTCATTTCGCCTGCTTCAAACTGATTAACATCGGTAGGTGTTAATAACATGCCCAAGCTGTCAATAACAAATAATACTTTTGGACGCTCGCCGTCTGGTAATGCTTTATAATCACTCATAAATGTAGCAATTGTTTTAGCTACATCATCGATCATGGACATTGATAATTTTAGTAGTTTTTCTGGACTTGTATCTACGCCTAATGCTTTCATCCAACTTTCATCTAATGCGTTTTCACTATCGACTAGCACAACAAAGATACCTTGTTCTTGTGCGTTCTTAATAATATTCCCAGAGCAAAAGTAAGACTTGCCTGCGCCAGATTCTCCAGCAAATACAGTCACCTTTCCAAGCGGAACGCCTTTATTAAAGTCTCCGCTGATAAGATAGTTAAGTGCATAGTTGCCTGTACTGATCCAATCTGTTGGATCATTAAAGCCAATGGAAAGTCCATCAATGCTTTTTGTGATTTCTTTTCTAAATTTTGAAAAGTCATAAGGTTTTGTCATATTTTTCCTTGGTTATTAATAATTAAGTGTACATGAATCTATTGCGATTGTCAATAGATAGTTAATTGTGATTTAATAAATTATTCAAATATTGTCCACTAAAATAGTGATCGTAATTATATTCGATTGTAGGCGACTCTATTCGATATAGGTCGTGCCAGTCGTCGGCACTTAAAAACTTAAATTTAGATATCATACACATAAGTTCAACTAATCGTTCTACAGGATTCTCGATGCTATCAAACTTATAATCAAATATTTTATTATATTTTTGAAATCCAAAATTATTTTCTAAGTATGAGTGCCACCCAGGTTGAGCATACGCTAAAAATAGACCCCGTGTTACAATGCTATAAAAAAATTTATCTGTTATGTATGGATAACTGCTAGTGGCCATAGTTTCAGATACAATATGAATAAAACTCTCTGTAATTTTATTTTCTAAATATTTTATATTTAGATCATGCTGGTATTCATATTCGGATGCCAGAGTTGATTGAAAAAATTCTTCGCTGTCATTAGAAATAAAAAATTTATTGTATATTCTTTCTTTAGTACCTGTGTAATCTCGTATATAGCCTGCTACCGAATTTTCAGAATACGAAAAATGTTTGCTGCAATAATCTTTATTAAAATATCCAAATTTTTGCATAATTGACACTAACAATTTTCTACTAACGTGCGCAGCTTTATTAAAGCTGCAGACAAAGTTTTTAAACTTAATGTCTGGATGGACAGAATAGTTATTAAATTGTGAAAATATTCGTTGTTCGTTATCAAAACAATACTTAAAATTTAAGTATGGATAATATTTTTTAATTTGATCGTCAAAAAAATAGCTAACATGAATTGTTATTTCTCTTTGATTTTGTGCTACTAGAGTGTTAATCTGATCTAGTAACTTATTTTTCTTATCTGGATCAAATCCGTTTAAATGATCTACGAGGCAAAATTCAGTAGGTATTTTTGATATATCTTTTAATATCTCAGAATTATAATCTTTGGCAGTAATTATAAGCATAGGATTAAAAATGATTGGCTAAAATGCCACTTCGAGAAATATCATTAGTAATACAATGAATTCCGCAGTCCCAAAAATATTTGTGTCTAAAAGGTACTACATGTACTTCTATTCCATGCCTAGCGCATGCCGACTCGACTTGATCATTATGGGTCGACACTACTATATTTTTTGGATCCACAATCAGAATATTTACATCAAAGACTGTCTCAGATACCTGGCCGACCCATTCATCAAAATAGTGATCTACCATATTGATTAAGTTGTTATCTTGTTCAAATCCAGGCATAAACCAACGACCTTTATTACGCCGCATGCTAACTTCAAACTCTCGTACATGTGCATAATTGCTAGGTGGTAAGTAAACAACTTCCCAGCCTGGAAAAGTATCAGCATAAGTCGGTACATCGTTAAGACTAATAATAAGTCCCGGAGTTACTGGGCAGTAAACTGCATCACCGTGACCTCCTGAATTAACTACATGATTTGTTGTAGTAGGAAATAATTGATTTACTTGTTCTAAAATAGCCTGTTTATTGTCGTAATAAGTTTGTGTTGCAAAATACAAGTCCTGGCCAATACGACTTACAAAGCATCCATTGATAAAATCTAAATCTGTTTTAACAATCTGATTTCCTTGTACTTCAATATCTGAGAACACAGAGTTATAAAAATTTAGCTTGGCATCAAGATGCAATTGATCAATTTCTTTAAATTTATCAAATTTGTTTTGGATATCTATTGCATGCTCTGGGTATGTTTGATAAAAGTCTGTTGGACGAACAAAATCAGGCCACCACGATTGTTTATTTTGTCGATAAAATACTGACCAAGCATGACTGGCATTTGGTAAATGAGGAATCCAAAATTTATCTTGGATCATTAAAAAATAATCCCTAGGTGCAGTCGGCGGTTGTACCCACTTCCCCCCAATGTATAAAGAAGATAAATCTTCCGGAAATTCGGGACGCATAACTCGTACACCAAATTGGTTGGTTAATAATTTAATTAACCCTTGATAATCTTCTTCAGTTTCTTCTGCTAATTTTTCGAATCGCCGACGAGTGGTTGAGTCTGCAATCCATTTATAAAACTCCGGTGGATAGGTTTTTCCTACCAAACAGAATTTAAGTGGATCCCAATGCTGGTATACTGAATACATGTGATGTTGATGATAAGTTATACTTCAAACGGATGCTGAATTTCAGCATCCGTATTTCTACTTAGTATTACTTCTGTCTTGCACGAATCATTGCTAAAATGTCTTGTGCATTTTGCCCAGTTGTCGAAGGTTTGTCTACAGGAGCTGATGCCACTGCAGATTGGTCTACTTCAAATGGAACATCGTCTTCTGCTGCTGCCGGTGCTGGCTTGGCTGCCTGAGTAGATGCTGCTGCCGGTGCAGCTGATCCTGCCGGTGCTTGAATGCCTGCTGGACGGAAGTACTGACCCCAACGCTCTGTGTCGTATGGTTGACCATCTACTGATGCTTCAAACATTTCTTTCATGACCTTGAGCTCAACGTCAGTTGGCTTTTTAGGCATAAATGTTGAAAGATCAAACAAACCGTGTTTGTCGACAGCAGCTTGTTCTGCTTCGGTTAGGGCCGATTCCTTGCGCGACCACTTTGAAGTGTTGTAATCTGCGTATCCGCCTTTGCTGGTTTTAGCAACACGGAAGTCCAGACCACGCAACAAGTCTGTTGGCATTTCTTCAAGTTCCGGATCCATCAATGCAGACTTAATAGTTGCAAAGATTTGTGGACCAATGATGAAACGACGGATTGGGTTTTCTGGAGATTTGTCATCTGCCATTGGGTTTTCACGAACAAAGCCCTGGAAAACATAGCTACGCTTCTTCCAGTACTTGCGACCCATTTCTTCAAGGCTCTTGTCCTTGAACCAAGTACGCACTTCTGCAAGAATAGGACATGCTTCGCCCCACATTTCTACGCAAGGTACTTGTACTTGTACTTGTTTGGTGTCCATCTCACCTTTAACACCATTGAAAGGTAAACGAATCATTGCTCGTTCAACCCAGAAGAAAGTATTTTTGTTGTTGCCATCAGGAAGGAATCGTAGTAGTGCGGATGCACCTTCTTCCATATTCCAGTGTGGGTAAATTGCGTTATCGCCACCGTTTGACGATTGTCCGCCTTTGTTTGATTCTGCTGCTGCTAGTCGTGCTCTGATTTCTGATAATGATGCCATGATATAAGTTGCCTTTTAAAGTTGATTTACAATATACATACAAACGTATACTAACACTGAGTATACATGAAAGTATTTAGTATAGCAACATTAAAAGGCAAATTTATCTAAGCAGTTGTGCCAATCTTATAACACGCTCAACACTTTCGCTGCTCATGTTACTTTGCTTGGTCATCATAACTCCGTCGGTATCAAGATCTTCCGAGGTTGGTTCAGGTGGAGTTTCAGAATCTAATGTATCAGCCGGAGCTGGTTCATCATCGGCAGGCTCAGAAAGATTGATTCCCAATTCTTCTGCTCGTGCCCTAATTAAAGGACTGGCATCGGCATTGGCATCTTGGATGGCAAGATCTGACAGTTGATCAAATAATTCGTCGTCGCCAAAAATATCGTACAGTTGCTCAGTAGCAGCAGTAGCATCGGCTCCGACCGGAAAAGGTTTACTAATCATAGAATTTAATCGTTCTAGAGATTCTGGAGTATCGGGCATACTCCAAGTTCCTTCGGTCATATTATTAGCCCAACATTCAAATTCATCAGCTTCTTTCATAGAACGATGTTTTCCTGCTATTTGAGTTAATATTGGGATAGCTTGTTCAATTCTTTCGTCTAAAGATTGCTCTAAGAACATATCCCGAATGTTTTCTGCTGCTGTTTCAGAATCAGTAATTTCGGCAGGATCAAACGATTCACGCATCTCGTGATAACCTCGATGACTGATCATGCGCTTGGCTTTGGCTTTGAGATCACTATAATGTTTTATTGCAGTTTCGCACATTTCTCCGGCTTCGCCACCAAATTGTTTGTGTCGGGCAGCACGAACAAATCGAGATAGTATACCCATCTCATTTATAACTTGGTTAATGTGATTGCCAAATGCATCATATGGATTACCGCCTTCGGCAACATGACGTGCTAACAGCTTACCATGCATTAAATTTCTAGTAGGAACTTTAAACTTTTCACCGTCGGCTGTTTCAACAAACAAGCTTTCGATGTTACGGAAGCGTTTATCACCTTCACCTAAATTACGGCTATGATTAATTACAAGTCTGACTGCTTTTGGTTGATCACTATAACTAGTCTTTTTATTGCCGTAGTAACCCTCAAACAACCCTTCTTTTATAGCAGCAATTCCCTGCATGGTATATTTTAATCTATTAATGTTTTGTATATTAAAGTCAAGAAAATTACCTCTCACTGCGAATTCTTTAATCTCTTGCAAAAATTCATACCAGTCAGACTTATCATTTCCTTCCATACTACGGCCAATATTATCGCCAAAAAATACTGTTAGATTTTTATCTTCGCCAACTAAAATTACCACAGTACCATAATTCTTATTTAGAGTTTTCCAATCAAAAACAAACATGTCTGCTTCTTCGGGATCTTCTACATCGGAACCGTTGGCATCTTGCATCTCAGGATCGTAGTCGTGAGTAATTAGTAGGTTGTATAGTTTAGATTTGACAGAGTTTTGCATAATGTGTATTTATATCAAAATCGCATTACTATCGGAAGAGGTTCTATTAGATTATCAATATGATCACGCATTTGTGTGTCTAGCTCTGTATGATAGCTTTGTAATATTTGTAACATACGAACTGCTAGTAATGTTGCCATTACTAAGTCGTCGGTTTCTCCAATTTTAGCAGCATATCCAACCCCGGATGCCACAAAGTTTTTAAGTTCAGTAATAAGACTTGCACTAGATATAGTCATTCGTTTGCTTTCTAACAAATGCTTGAACTTTGCACATGCAGCTAGTTTGGGTTTGTTTGATGTATTGAAACCTTTACGATTTTTTCCAGATTCTGATAAAAAATATCCTTGTATATTTTCTTCACCGTATTCAGCTATACTAATCAATGCTGCTTCTCCGATGCTATTATTTTCAACTGAATAATAAATGCTTTTAACATCTTTAACTGTGTCGTTTATATGTCGAATAATATCAGCTAGTATTCTAATTTGTGTAGGAATATCTGTGCGGTTATGGCGCCACTCTGCTATCTGTTCCGTTGAGTTTGCTTCAAATACCTGTATAGCAGCAGGATCACCTCCGGTGCCTAGACTAGGGTCAAGCCCAACTACATAGATCTTGTCGGCTTGTGGCTTTTTAAACCAGCGAACTTCGCCTGTTTTAAATAACGGTTCGGACCCTTCAAGATCAATTAGGGTGGTAGGAGCAATAAGAGTTTCGTCTGCAATAATAAATTCACAGTCCATTTCTCGACGGAAACGATCTATTCCTAGGGCAGCTCTTTGTTGTGTCGCCCATGATTCATCTCTATCAGGGTGCTCATTCCAAAAGCTGCGATAGGCTTTGAATCCGTTACGGCCTACTAGGGTGGGATTACCATATTCGTCTTCGCATTTGTTAGCTCCTTTCCACAATAATGCAAATTGGTCTTCGTCACTATTAGGAGTGCTAGTAATAATACACTTACCACCAGTCGCAAGTGTCGGACTAATAGAAGTCCAGAACTCAGTAGCAATAGTTGGACGTACAAATGCAAATTCGTCTGCGTACAGTAGTGAAATACTCATACCACGACCAGTATTTTCAGTTGTGGTAGCCGAAACGATACGCGATCCGTTGTCAAATTCTATGCTGCCTTTATTATAGTTTGTGGCACCTGCTCTGATATGATCCGGCACACTTTCGTAAGCGTAGCGGATACGCTGCATAATTTCTTGCGAACCTGTGTACTTGTGGGCTGCTACAAGGTTTGTGCTGTCTGGTACAAACATAGCATACCAAAGTAAATAACCGGCTGCACTAGTAGATTTACCAGTTTGACGAGGCATCATTGAAATACTAAAACGATAATTATGATAAGTTTCAATTAAGCGTGTTTGGTACTCAAATGGATGATACTTCATCCTTCCGCGGGTTGGATGTTGGATATAAAAGAAATTATCCATAAAATACAACGGGCCTGTTACAGGATCTGCACACAAGGCAAATTCTTCAACTTGGCGGTCTGTGTATATTGAATGTGTGTAAGGCGATTTTACTAGTGCTGTTTCGGTTGATTTAGGCATGTTTATTTTACATCCACTGATCGTTTTTTAGTGCAGACAAATATATAATAATTTTCTCTGACTGAGCCGCGTTTGTCGCTGAACTCAACCGGAAATCCATAATCTGACCAGGCTACATCAAACCCAGTTCTTTGTAACAAGCTCAACCACATTTTACGACCCATAATACTGTAATGATTACGATTTTCTTCGTGTTCTAAATCACAATTGGGTTCTGGAACCTCTATATATAACTTACCTTTATTTTTAAGTATACGATTGTATTCCAATAGAGTAATATAAGGGAAAGGACTATGTTCTAAGCTATGACGACAAAATAGTAAGTCAATTGATTCATCCCTGTCGTCAAGAAAGTTCATGTCAGATTTTCTAACCTGATGTCCATTTTTGGTACATATGTCTAGATCCTCGTTGCTTAGTCCTAATCCAGTTACATCAGTATATCCACGAGATTTCATTTCGTCTAAAAAGTAGCCCGGGCCGCTGCCTAGGTCTAATATTTTTGCATCTTTAGGAATGTTGAGCGGGTCAATAAACAGTTTAATTACCTCTGCTGTAATATCTTTATGGTATGGGGCGTGCCCTTCGGCATAGACTTGGCCCAGGACATGATCGTAGTAAAACTTTAATTTAAGATTGTTATTTGACATGCAATTACTTAGTCTATAAGACTAATATATGCAGTTATTATACTACCTTGGATAGCCTTTGAAAGCCTTTACTGGACTTTGTGTATCGACAAACTTGGGCTCTTGGCTTTTGGCTGAACTGACTAATTTCTTACCACCGGAAGTTTTAGTCATAGCCAGTGCTTGATCAATAACTGCTTCGACTGACGAATTCATACCTACTACTAGACCATGCTCGCCAAATACTGAATCTGCGGCCCAGGTTGGTTTGAACGGATCTATGTCTTTGTTCTGCGGATTTTTATCTCCTTGGTCAGCTCTGGCTCTAGCCATTGCAACACCAAATCTATAGTTTTTATAAGGATCTGCTGCACTCAATCCTGGTATAATGTAAGTATAACGCATAGGTTCTGCTTCTTCAGCTGGTAGTCTTGCGTCCGACGCAACAGGTTGATTTTTATTTTCGTGAATAAATTCTCTTGCTCTCATCGCGGATAACCTTTGAATCCTTTTACTGGGCTTACTTTATGTGTATCAGGAGTTTCAACGCTACGGTGATCAGATACTGTGTGATGCCGTTCTGCTCCAATGGTTTTCATTGCACCGTGTAGCATATTATCTTCTTCTTTGGTATATGGATGTGCGGTGTTGTACTTCTCTACCCAGCTTGCAGGATCCATTTGATCTCGTGGAATAGCTTTTTTACTTTTTCCATCATGCATAGCAGCAGCCATCATCATACGATTCATGTGATTAATGCGATCATATCCACCGTTGTCGCGAATAACATGAGCACCGGGCATGGCATTGTCATGCCCGCCGGGTATTGACCCTTTACGATCTTCGTTTATAAATTCGCTGGCTCGCACGATACTACCTTATACCTGGCGCACTGCGTATTTGCCAGAGCTTGTTGTACCAATTTCTTGTGCAGTAAAGTTGTTACCGGCTACAGTAAGTTTATTACCTACGCCCACAAATACTATTTGTGTATAGTTTGCCGGAATGGAAACTGAATTACCATAAAGATTACCAGTGGCAGTCGGGTAGACAAGATCTACATTAAATGTTACAGCAGTATTGCCTGTGGCAATTTTACATTTGTCTGTTAACCAGGCTTGTGCTGATACTGATGTATATACGTTTGCTTGTGCTGACATTCTATTTCCTTTTATTCTATTAACTTAGCTCGTTGGAGTATAAGTCTTAATTCTGCACTTTCTTCTAGAGCACCAACTGGAGCTAAATCAACAGCTTTGGCCAATAGTGGATCGTTACTGGCAGCATCTTCTTCCATGCTTGAACTGATTGCATACTTTAGTTCTGCAAGTGCTTCAGCCGCTGTGTCAAACCCTACTGCATCGTAACTGCCATCATACAGTTTAACATAATACTGACCATTGCCTTCACTAGCGTCTGCATCAATGCCAATTTCGCCAACAGGCACTCCGCGGCGTTTGACAATCTTTACAGTCGTATCACCCCGATGACGCATGACATCTTTACCGGCTTCTGCCATGCCTGTACTTTCACGCTCCATACCCTGTGCATGGTCGTGGGCACGATCTCGGTCCTCATCGCCGTAGCACTCAGGGCAACCCGCACCATCACACTCAGGACATGTCTCACCTTCGTCCTCGTCTTCTTCATGATCATGACCTTCAGACATCAGGGCTGAATCATCATAGATGCCCCAACCGCCCATGAGATCTGGTGTGGAGAATTTAAAAACCATTACGCATTTATCATCGATGTAGCCGCGAATTTCCATTCCGTCGTCACTTTCTTCTTCGCGATCAAAGTGATCCTGGTCAAACCGGCTGAAAAAGTCAGTGCTGTCTTCATAATAATCACCGTCAATGGCCCTGAGCTCTTCGCTGCCTGAGCCTTCCGCCACTGCTTCGTCAAGTTCGTATTTCAAATCGTCGGCTACAGTTTTAAGTTCTAACGCTGCTTTTTTCAACATGTCGGCGGGTTCGTTACTGATAATGGCATCAATGTCTCCATCGTGCTTGTCGAATAAACTATTCCATAGTGGTGCGTTGTTGTCTAAATAATCTAAGCTGTCGTCACTGTTGCCATAATTGTAAATCTTGCCAAAATATCGATTGATCAATCGGCCCAACTTTGCCTTTGCTGGATCTGACACTTTTCCAGTCTGGGGTAAATCTGAGCGGTGGATATAATATCCTGGGTTATCTGGATTTGGAACCCATCCCTTATCGGAGCCTTCTGCCACTGCTTCGTCGTAGCGGTCGTACCGTTGTCTAACTGGATCCAATGCTCGACCTTCACGTCCGGCCTTGGCTAACGCTGCCATACCTTCTCGGCCGTACTTTTCATAGCCCTTGGCAGCACGACTCATGGTCTGTTCGTCCAAGACAGGTCTGGCAGTTACATTGGTAATTCTTGAACCGTCATAACGATCACTTTTCAGCAGCATTGTTTCGGCCTGATCACAAGCAGCTTGTTCACTGGTGGCTGTGACAGTGATGCCAATACGGCGTTCAGCTGTTTCATCTTCGTGTGCTGAATCATCGTACAAGGTGATTATTACACGATACTGTCTGGGTTCGTCGTCACCACCACCGTCACCACCGTAGTTTGAACCATCCGGAGCTAAAAATTCATTTAGGTTTCCTTCTGAGACATCTTGTTCTGGCAATTGACCTTTAGGACCTGCTATTGTGTTAGTTTTGATTCGTTTCTTTGTTTGGTCATGTCGTGATTGAAGTTCGTCCTTGGGCGTTGACTCTGGTTCATCCATAAAACGGTTCCAAGCATCAATTGCACTTTGATATCTTTTAGGATGCTGTCTTGGCGAAGCTTCTGCTACACCTTGAGTTTGTCTAGCAATTGTGACTTCTGTTGAATCGTTAAACTGTCCGCCACTTTGTTTAATTATGTCAAGAATTTGTTTGTACGCGGCTTGAGCAGTTCGCCCACCTTCAAAACGCTGAGATATAATTTCAATACCTATTCCATTTCCTTCTATGGAATCATCTCTTTCTATCTGATATGCAGTGCCAACTTTGCTTTGGATCATGTTAACTACGGACTGATCAGGACACAACACTTCAATGACAAATGCCACTGGGTCTTTGCCACCAAGCATTTGGTTTGCTTTGTAAGGCGTTGTTTTTATCTTGTTAAATTCAGTTGAGCCTTCACCTTCTGTCACACCTTTGATGGGCTTTACAATATAACTCATGCGATAGTAGCCACGTTCGCCCGGAGACAGGTCAGATCTACGGCGACGAGCATCTACAATAGCTTCCTCTTTGGTGTCAAAAGTCTTTACAGGATCGTCTCTGAATCGTTGACTGCCTACGCTGCCACCTTTGGCAAACACACCGTACTTGACGCCGGCTGTTTCTGTTACACCTTGGTCAAGATATTTTTTAAGTAGTTGCTTAAACTTAGCACCAGCTTCGGTATGGTCACCGGAAGATATTGCTGCTTGTTGTGCAAGAGAATAAATCTTTTCAACTTTGTCCTGTAGGCCGTGTTGTGCAGCGATTTGTTTTGCAAAATTGTAAAGCAGCAAATGTGCCTGATCATTACTTATGTTCATGTTACTTCTCACCCAAAGAGCAGAAGGAAATTCACCACCTTCTGACACATTTTTCTTCTTTGAGTCGGCAGGCTGATGACGCTTAATTTTCTTGTTACACTTGGTACAATGTAGAGCACCATCCATATCGTCATGAAACTCAGTTTCTTGATAAGTGCCTTTTTTACAGGCGGTACATTTCTTACCCGTCATATCAACTGTCCCACTGCTTTCCAGAGTATAGCCCATTCCCGGGCTAGTACCCACTGCACCGTAACGGCGAATAGTTTCTTCGAGATAGTCTTTTAGTGTTTTCATTTTGATGTATTACCGTATAGTTTCCACAGGCGATTCCGTGCTGCTTCTTGAATCTTTTGTGCTTCTCCCATTACACCCTGACGACTATCTTGTCTGTTGACAACAGGACCAGTTGATTGACCTGTCGATTTACGACCGTTTAACCCACCACTTAATTTATTGGTCATTGTATCAATATCGCTATAATGTTCGTCTGGGCTATTGCCTAGGTCGCGACTGGTCTCAATATCAAAGTCGCCGTATGCTTCATCAACATGATCTGCAACGCAGGCATCAACTTCGTGTACGCCACCACAATTTTGACATACTGAACTATAGCCTTCACTCGAGAATAAGCCGGCCATCTTTAACATTTGACCAAGTTTATCAGCTGAATCATCTGTGGCTGTTACTGTTAAAGTTTTCTTGCCTGAATCATCAGCGGATGCATTAGCACTTATACCTTCAGTTAGTGTTCTTTTAAGTTGCTTAGTATATGCAGACTCGTATACACTTTTACCGTAAGGTGTTCCACTTGTATCTTTTTTTGGCTTGTCTTCTGATTTTTTCTCAGATTTTTTGTCGTCTGAATCGTCGTCTTCTGAATCGTCGTCTTCTGATTCTTTGTCGCTGTCATCTGAATCATCTTCATCGTCGGACTCTTCATCTTTTTTCTTACCAAAGTCAGGCTTTTTACCTTTCTGAGGCTTGTTATCTGATTCTTCGTCGTCTTTATCTTCAATACCGGCGTGACTCTTCATTTTCTTCAATGCTTTGTCATCATCTTCTTCTGACTCATCTGACTCATTGCTATCCGATTCTTCGTTGTCATCTTCGCCTGGCTTCTTATCTGCCCAATCTGGTACGCCATCGCCGTCATCATCTGGCTTTTTCTTGCCAAAGCTGGACTTAGCTTTCTTGCCATCTTCGTCGGCTTCATCCATGGCTGGTTGTCCTGCTTTTACATTAGCAAACAGTTGGCCAATGACTTGTGCAAGATCGCTGACATTGTCGTTGCCGCTTTGATAGTAAGACTTGTTCTTGGCACCTTTGAGTTCGCCTTCGCCCCATCGTGCTGTGTCTGGATCTCGTTCGTCGAAGTCGATATCAACAAATGCTGTGCCTTTAGGGGTTTGTTTGGTCCACATGTAGCCTTCTTCTGTTTTGCTACCGGCATATCCACGCTGCTTCATAATGGCATGCACAGCTTTACCGGCTGCTTTCCATGTTACTTCGTGACTACCGCTGCTGGCTTCTGCAAATGTTTTTTGTCCGGCTGCTGGAGCAATGCCGCCTGCTACTGTGCCGCCCATGCTGTTTTCTTCCATTTCGTCACGACCCAACGGTGCATCACCACGGGCTTTACGAATAAAAGCTGGCACTTCTGAACGGCGCGGACCACCTATCGGAGGCTGTTGTTGTACATCACGGCTATTTTTTCTTGTGGCTGCTGCTCGTTTCATTTGAGCTATTTTTTGTTGAGTGAGTTGATCAGGCGATGCACCTTCTTCTGTAGGATGACGCAGTTTGTTTAGTACTGCACCAGCAACACGCTCGCCTGCTGCTTTGCTACCATAACGCTCGGCAGCACCTTTAGCAATCTTGCTAAAGTTCTTGCCTGGCTTGCCAATGTCTTTACCGGCACGAGCTGCTTTGGCTGAATAACCAGTTTCGTCAACTGTTTTTTCTTGTGAACTGTTAGGTGGCGAATATACTTCTGGAGAATCAGAAGAGCTAGTAGTTGCTGTGCTTGGTTTGTTCATATCCGATGGTGTTGCTGTTGCTACAGAAGATGAAGCTGCTCTACCTAACGCCGAGGCAGCCAATGCTCGTGAAGCAGTTGGAGCTGCCGCTCTCAGTGCAGCACCAACTATAGGAGCAAATTCAGTAACTTCCTGTTCGTCACCTTGATCAGCATGTGATGATTTAACATAGTCCCGCGATGTGTCGATGTAATCTAGGGCCTTGGTAATCTTAGCCTGTACCCATTCTGGTAAATTCTCGTCACTAGCTAAAATATCATGTAGTTCTTTAGCAGCATCTACTACTGTGTGTAGGTCTTGACGTGCCATGCCGGCTTCATCATCATACTCGCCTTGATCTTTCATCTCTACATCATCTTCGTTGAATTTCTTTCTGAAATTTGGCATCGGATCACGCAAACCTCTATAGGCCATACGGAAATATTTGCCAACTTCGCTTTTAATTTTATTCATATCTAACGGAGTGTTAGTACTTTGTGCCAGATCAACTTGCCCGTCAATCAATTCTATTACCAGTTGCATTTCGTCAGGATCATCTATTCCATACTGATCGCAGAAACGTTGTCCAATTTCTATAGCCTTTGGACTATAGATAGCAAACTGATCAGCAGTTGCTTCTTCAATATCCAGACTTTCTTTTAATCCTTGATAAGCAATGGCGTCAAGACTTTCTTTTAGGCCGCCTTTGTTCTTACCTGTTAGCAATTTGCTAGTAGTACTCGGACCTTTGGCTCCAATTTTTTTACCTGTGCCTTTTTTACGACCTTTCTTTTTTGGAGTATCGTCGTCGTCTTTTTCATCTTCTGGTTCATCTTTTAACTTACGCTTATATACAGTACCAGTTGAGATTTTTTTCTTTTCAAACGCAGAATCGTCATCGTTCTTTGGCTTGCCGTATTTCTTTTCGTACTCAGGCGAACCTGGAAAAGGAGGTTTATTTTTTTTTGCCTCTTTTTCTTTTGCAGCTGATTCTGTCAACGATTGTTTTTCGCTGATAGCGTTTAACTTGTTTAAGATGTTATAGATATCCATTATACTTTTCCTTGAGGGTTGCGGCCTGTAGCCGGGCGTGGAGGGCGTTTTACAGTCGACATTGGACTAACAACACCTTGCGGTAATTGATTTGTGGTCACAGCAGGGGGAGTTTTTCCACCAGCTACAGTCCACTTTGCAGCAGCAGCTGAGTTTCTTACTACTTGCTGATTACCGTCTGCATACTCTTTCTTTAACTTTTTCTGCTCAGCTGAATCAGCTGGGTAGTCTGTTGTAAGGAGATCGGTTTGATCTTCAATACCTAGCAGCTCCTTATCCATACCTTCGGCCCAATTCAATTGATTCATACAAACATTATTGGGGTCAAGACCGCAAAGTTTTGCCATTTGCGTGATTTGTGGAGGAGTTGCCGGATAACGAAAGCATACATCTAGCATAGTAATTCGTTGATTACTCTGGTCTGGAAAATCAATCGGTTTAGATAACACAGGGGTAGTTTTAGGATCTGAAATGCTTGCAGGATCAAACTTTTTTAGTTGTTCCTTGAATTCTTTCATAAACCCAGAACCATAATCGCCACAGATTTTTATGCGATAATCGAAAGTTTTTTCACTTTCAGTTAGGTATTGTGAGAATGTTTTGGTCATATGTATTCCTATGGATATATTTAGCACAACTAACTTTTTGGTGTGTCTCTGGGATTTTTGTTTAGCAAACGATTTAACAATTCATTACGATCTAAAATCGTGCCTTGTGCAGTAGGTAGAGCCGAGTCATTTCCTGTATCTTGATCTAATTTAGCTTTTTTAAGTTGCAAATCGATCATACGCAGTTTTTTATTAACTTTTGCTGTTTTAGCTGTAATAGCATGTCCTAGCATTTGGCTAGCTACATTAAATATTTCACTGGCATATCGGCTATCTACTTGCATACCCAGATCCATAAGATTATCAAAGCTCTCTTTGGCCTTATCGGCTAAGTCATCCATTTCTGAATCAGATGTTTCTAGTCCACGAACAGCAGGCAATGCTAGCTCAATTTTGTCTAATTGTGCAAGACTATCATTTAATGTTGAATTATTGTATTGGGCGGATGGCAGCGACGGCGATGAATCATCGGTATCTGCCGATGATGGCGCTAAATCAAAAAGCTCTTCTAATTTTTTAGTCATACCGTATTTACCGGTTAACGACTACCATTTCGGAATATTTGATCTTCGTTTATGACCCTGAACATCATGCCATGTTGCCGAGCCCATTTAGTAGCCATGTCCCATTTAGCATAGTTAATAGCAACTACAGCACGATCCCTTTCTGACATTTTACCCTCTAACACGCTTTGCTTTCTAGGTTTAATTTCAATTAACTCAGCTATCATCTGCCCAGACTTAGTTTGATAAGTTATCAAGAAGTCTGGAATATAAGTGGTCATTTTACCAGTGAGAGGATGACGATAGGGAATAGATATTGATTCCGATGCCCATTGTAGTATATGATCGTTGTTGTCGCAGAATTTCATAAAGTGCCATTCCCAACTACTTCGATAACGAGGTTCTCTCTTGCCTACATATTTCTGTTTGTTAGTAACTGTATATACGCCTTGAGCAAACTTGGTCACGCTGCAACATTCCTTGCAGTATAGTAGTTTGGCACTGGTATTACATTTACCCCAATTAATGTACTAGGGCTACGAAGCCCGTTGAGGTAGTAGGCCATAAAAGTGGTAACTTGTATACTGTCTTGTCCAGCTACTTGATTAAGTAACGACAAAACTGGAACATTAGTTTCGCTTGCAATACGAAAAAAAGTAGTAGACATACTAGATGCTGCTTCTTTGTCAGTGAAAATACTTTCAAAAAAACTGTTTACAACCGACCATTCGTTAGAATCAACTTCTAATACAAAATCATAAAAACTATCAAAAATTCTTACTGTAAGATCAACATTTGGATTGAGAGTATTAACTGAGCCCATTATATGCTTCCTTTAAGGTCCCGTTCTAGTCGGAGGTGTTGGAAATATCGGAGCTGCTCCATTAACTGCGTTTGGTTGTGCAACAACTGTATTTGGATTAGTGCTACGGCCTTGCTGCCCAGCAGTACCGGTTGGTGTGCCGGTTGGGTTAGCAGGTGTAGGAGTGTTGTATGCTACATTTGGCTGTTGAGTTCCGCCGACATTGCTGATAGAGCCGCCTGTTTGCAGATCAGTTTGTTGTCCGACCCCATTGTTAACCAAGCCACCTTGACCAATTGAGGAAGCTTGGCCGCCTGGGCGCCATAAGGAACTTGGTACTTGATCGTAACTTGCCGGATCAGCAAACCCAGTTACATTAGTATCTGGTCTAGTGTTACCTATTGCGCCTGAGTAATATTTTACGGTTTCGTATTGAATTGACATACCATTCTGCATGACACCATTGTCTTCACTGTAATTATAAGTATCGTGTTCCCACGATGAAATTATAGGATTTATAAAAACATATTTGGCAAACTTATGTTGATCAAATCCGTATACAGTAATATCATTGAAGAATGGAGGTTTTCCGGTGGCACTTTGATTATTATCAGAATATGATTCACCAATGTAACCCCAATCGTTTACCTGTCGATTAGCAGCATAGATATCGCGAGCGTTGTAATTAAATCCGGCGGTGCGATTAGAGTTAACTCCATTTGCACCGTTAGTTGCACTGTCATTACCGTAATTCTGTGTGGGATCTTTATAGTAATAGGAGAAATAATTATACCACATATTACGAATATTGTCACCGCCGTCGTCGTGAAATTCTATTTTAACAGGTTCGTACTCAACTTTTTTCTGTACTATACGCTTTCGGTTATACTGATTTAATACCTCCGTGGCTATTTTAAATTGAGGTAATTGAATAGTTTTAACCAACATACCAATGGTAGCTAACTCAGTTAGAGAGTAAATGTTTTTCAATGTGCCGACACCGTCAACATTAATATTGAAATATACATGGAATAGAAATTTGTATCGAGGAGAATTCTCGTAACCGGCGGTACGGAATACTCTGCTGGCATGCGAATAATCCCGGAGACTAAAGTCCCCGGTAGAATTGAGATAATTCTGGCCAAACGCCATGGCAGAATATCCTTAGCCTGTAGCAGGACCTGACCGACTGGCTTCGGGTCTAAAGCTCTGTGAAGGAACTGGAGAACCTACGCCCTGGCCGAGTGGATCTTGTGTTGCATTATCATATCTGATGGTCAATGCAATAGTAGCCGCTTCGTTTGTGGCATAGTTAAGATCACCGTAATTGGCTGCTTGA